TAGTGGTGGAAGATAATCCCAACGAGTAAGCCATTGTCTTTTCCAATAAGCAGAATTCATCGTATCACCCCTAAGAGGTGAAGAACAGATACCCCAGTCATCTTTGGAGATCTTTTTAACAAATTTGATAATTGAATTTGTTTCACTGAAGGTATCGAGTGTATAAAAGAAATCAGTATTGGCAAGGGTAGCAAAAGCAACTTCGCGATCCTGAATTGATTTCCAATGATCGACTTTAAACTTTTTAGCTATACCGCCAAAGAAGTCTGCGATTACTCCATCCATGTCAAGATATACTGTCATTATACTGCCTCATTAATTAGTGTTTGTTCACCTAGACGTCCAAAGCCCATTGGCTCGACTACGGAATATATTCCTTCTGGTGTACGAATAACATCGCCAACTGAAATGGAATACATGCGATCGATACGGGTAATTTTTTCTTCAGGACCAATATTACCAATCTCGAATACATCATCTAAATCGTCTGCTTCGATTTCACATACGATCTGATAATTTTCTAGAAACAGTGTAGGATCAACATATCCGTATAACCGAGCGTAGAAAGCTTCGTTTGAATCTTTTTGACCCTTGTTTTGTAAAACCTGATATTTCATAATTAAGCTCCTCTTCCTAATTGTTGATATTATTATATCGCAGTTTTACTAGAATGTAAACCCCCTTTTTTCATTTTATTTGATTTTTTTTATACCACAAATGATTTTTTGTACCCCCTGTAGATAGGATATCCAATGGATTTCATATATTCTATAAATGGTTTCTTTTTAGGATTATTAGGTCTAAGTTTAGAATGCAAATAGAAATACTCCTTGTAAACTATCGGATCTAATAGTGGATATCTAACTTCTACTTTATATTTTTGATATTGTTCTTCAGAATCTTTTAAGAACATTTCCAAAAGTTGATTATCAGTAGAAGTATAAAATTCATCTGCACCTAATCCAGATAAAGCTACCTTATTTTTACAAAATGATGCTAATACAGAGTGGCTTTCATTATCAGGCAAATTAGGTTTTACCAATGTCTTGGGTATAGTATCAGATTCTTTCCAACATTTATATTCACGATTTAACTTTAATCTTTTGTCTAATATTTCAGGATCTTCACTTTCTACATAACTTAAGGTCCTAAAATCTAAATCCTGACGGATAGCCCCTGTAACAATGGAACCGCTGTCATGACCACAACTAAGAAAGATTGTAGGATTATCCTTACATCTAAATGCAATTGCATTATCTAATGCTATAAAAAAGTTTTTATAAGAATATTGTTTTTCTTTTCCCTGAGGAGGATTATAGTACAGATCCGTTATACTAATATTATCAGTTCTACTAATAATTTGGTTGTCTTCTACAACTATTGTAGAATTTCTTGGTAATTTACCAGCACATTTAGTACCGGCAAAGTCTGTAATGTAAATAGTTTTATTACCATCTTTAATTTCAATACAGAAATCACCTCTTAGATGTTTACCGACATCTAATCCAAATTCGTCATACAATGCTAAAATATCGTATGGACAAAACCCTTTAAGAACGAAAGATCTTTCGGCGGTCATATTCAGCCTTTGTTTTAAGTAAAAGATCTACATAATTATCACGATGCTCTTTGAAGACCATGGGCTCATGGTTATCAACATCCATAATAATAACTGTATTAGTAATAGGCATGCCAGTACGTTCTTCAAACATAATGGCATAGCCTGACATTTGTGCAAAGTAGTTTGGGATCTTTTCTTTTTTCTTAGGCCACTTCGAAGTCTTAAAATCTACAATAGAAGGTACCCCATCGAAATCAGCAATAGCATCGCATCGACCAGCAACGCCGAGGTGATCACTATAAAGAGGTACCTCAAGACCGTAGATTTTTCCAATCCGCTCGTCCAGAATAGGACGTAAGTTCTCGAGGCTTTGTCTAATGTGGAGGAGAAAGTCTTCAGTATTTTCATTCTTTAAATACCTTTCAATAATAGAGTGTACATGTGTACCTCTGTTTGCTGCACGTGTGCCAATACGATTGGCCTCATCTTCCCCTACCCTTTTTCGCCATTGTAAAATGGCTTCTTCATTAATAATGCTTAAGACTGTAGTAATGCTAGGATAACGATTACCGTTAGGAGCAAGGTAAGTCCTGCCAGTTGGCTTTGTGTCTGCAACGAGATCATCATATCCCAAATCAATTTTTTCATGTATAAACCTCATACTTTAATTGTATTCCCACTTCCGGATGTTTTTTTAATTTGTTTCATTTTATCTTTAAATCCATCAGGTACTTTGCTATGAAGTGTACCAACACCTGTTACAATCTTAGGCGTACTTAATACTTTAACAATATCCTCATCTTCTAACATAGGTGCTAGTTCATGGAAATTGCAATTTACATCCCATTCTTCGCCAGTAGAAATTCTACGCAGTGTATAGGTTGGCACTGATCTTTTCCTTTACATATTTTATCTGGGTCTCTAAATACTTGACAGCTTCCTCCACATTATAAGGATAATCTAGTCTTTGAACCATATTAGGACTAATCTTAGATTTTTCAGTTTGCAATTCAGTAATAAGATATTCCATTTTATCTAAATCAAGCATAAGCATTCTCCATAATATTAAACCAATCCGGTACTGGACGTTTTGTCCAAGCCATTTTAAACCGTTCCTGTTTAGTTTGGTAGAATGCCTGATAGGCTTTTACAGGATCACCTAGAGCAATACATTCAGGATTAGAATTCATAGCAAGTTTAAATTCTGTCATAGGGCCTTGCCGAATATTGCGTGGATGATTTTTTAGAGGCCATAGATGTACACGTTCGCATTTATGAATCTTACCATATCTGTATGTATATTCTTTGCAAAGAGCATATAGATGTTCCCAGTGCCAGTCATAGTTATCACTAGATTCCATTGTCCATACAGTGCACGGATGACGTTCATGAACATTACACATAAGTATTAATTCCATTTCAAGGTCATCGGCACCATCATATAGATCATAATATTTAATCATACGTTTACCAGATTTAGATGGTTTAAGTCGCATCTTACCATCTAGCAATCGATGTACTGTCGATAGCATCTGAGCTGATTCTGTAATCATTTTGACTACATGCTTGTCACACTGCATTTGTGCAGCAACTACTGGATCTTTATCTAATACAAATATGTTCATAATACCCTCATTATACCGTATATTAGTCTTGAAGTAAACCCGGAAAAGTTTCTTTTACCAAAGCTTTAGTAATACCAGCTGGTTTTTCTTTATTCACCATATCGATTACAAGCTGTGCATCTTTAGGATGTACACTTTCGATAACGCTAATAAAAATAGATTCACGTTTAAATGGTGGTAGCTTATCACCTGGACCTCCTTTAACAAAATATTTAAACTGCTTATTCTGTCCAATTAGGTTACTAGGATGATTGTGCTCTTCTGATGCAGTATATGGTGGTGATCCTGGTGGAAGATTCCATACTACATTTTTATCCATTGAACCACGGATAATATCTTTTAATGCCCATGTTTCATTTTCTTTTAAGATCTTAATCTTATCTTCTTTCTTTGAGGCTTTTTGTACTTCTTCTAATACCTCGAATACATATTGTTTCATTAAACAAACTCCTGTACACTTTCAATTAGTCTATTCATTCTTTTTGCAACAAGATATGGAAATACTTTAGCTTTATTTTCTACTGGATCTTGTTGTTCATAATTATCTATAATTAGTGTTTTTAGATTTTCTGGTGTCTTAGTAAGATCAATTAGAGTTTCATTACGCTGATAGTTACGATACCAAGATGCTGCATAAAGTAATTCACCTTCAGATAAATCTTCTATTATAGATTGCATTTTCTTTTTCGAAAGAGGTGTTTGCCTACGTCCTTCAACCAGTACATCATCATCTGATAGTACATTCGGTATGCCATCTCCAGTATCACCTCTTAGTATTTTCTCTTTTAGGTTAACACGAGGATTATCATCTACAACTTGTTTCTTTAAGAGTGGTGACCATTGTTTTACATTTTTGTATTTCTGAAGTTGTTTGAAATCGCCATCCGATGATACAATCATTACATCTTCATAATTGCCAAATTCTTGTGTACGTTCTACAAGTGTACCAATAATATCATCTGCTTCACAACCTTCTAGATGAATAACTTTGTACGGAAAGTTTTCACGTATTTCGTCTTTAATGGTATGCATAATACGGAATGCTTCATTCCAATCAAATGTAGATGCATCACGATCTTTTCTACGGTTACCTTTGTACTGCGGAAAGTATGAACGCCGCCAATTGTTCGCGCCATCGCACGCGAGAATTACTTCACCATATTGATCCCTAAATTTCT